TGATCCAGTTTAGAAGAGTATTATATTGACTAATCTTTTCTGGATTTGGAGTGTGATATGTTTTCAAAGAAGAAATGTAAAATTCAATTGCTTGAATTGCCATAGCACGATCTGTTTGAGAAATTAAAGACATAATGGAGTAGAGAACTCATGGAGAATAGGGGACTCGAACCCCTCACCCCTGCCGTGCAAAAGCAGTGCTCTACCAAATGAGCTAATTCCCCAGGTGGATCGGATATGATGGTCCCGACCCGTATGGAAGAACCGAAGTCCATCCAAAGCCCCCGACTGGATTTGAACCAGCGACCAACGGTTTACAAAACCGTTGCTCTACCACTGAGCTACAAGGGCGGAAAAACAGATTCTTCATCACAAGGAACTTCAAATATTAATGGATGTGCTTCTTCCATTATAAGGTATTCAGAGTTGGATGTCAACTCTTCTATAGTAATCAATGGATGCATCTCTGCTAATCGCATTAAACCAGAATCATATTGATGTAATTCATCTAGTTCATCATATAAAAAAGGCATTCCATTTAAGAAATAAACCTCGGCAATTCCAACGTGTTCTATATAACAAATTTCTTTTCTTAATTGATATCTATACATGAGTAGGAGCGGGGGGAGTCGAACCCCCACGGATTATACATCCAGCGGATTTTAAGTCCGATACGGCTACCGATTACGTCACGCTCCCACGTATTAAACTGTTGTTAACCCCTTTTTATACTTGGCAGTATTAAAAACGTCAATCAACATTTCATAATCCTTTACAGGCATAAACAAAACCGTTTGATCGTCTGACTTAATTTTAAAAGTAACGTTTTCACGCACAACTAAAGTATAAACAAAGTCAAAGTTATCTTTTAATTCCTTCACTGTAATTATAGGAAACTGATCAGTATACATATCTAACATCCTCAGAAGATAAACTTGATTTACATAAAGTTAAAACATCATTAAATTGTTTTGGTGTTTCACAATGAATAGATAAAGCATCACCTTCATTAGAATAGATAGTAAACAATCTACTTAAGATGTTTACTTCAACGTGATCTACGACTGCACCATCAATCATAAACATTCAAATTACAACAAAGATATTCTACCACACGTGGTTTTGCTTGTCAAGCCCCTTAGTTGAGGTAGACACCAGTGAGGCAGTTCACATCAAGGTAAGGACCCCCTGCAAACAACTCCATTATACCGATAGTGGCAGTGATGTCAACATTACCTAGGATAGTTGTACAACTGTATGCTCCAGCAGCAATATTAATAGCAAATGCTGGTTCAGTTGGTGCTAAAGGACCAGCATTGACGCCAGTGGGAACAATGGTTCTCAATCCAGCAATATTATAGTTTACTTTACCACCAATAATATACTCAGCATCACCAACAATATTAGTACGCATACTTCCAAGAGCAAACACTTCAATGTCACCTAAACTTGATAACTTAAGTACTCCACCTGGAGAAGTTTGCTCAATGATGTAAGTACCAGCAAATGAATCTCTCATTGTACCACCTTCTTTAAGATTTCTTTCAATTGTAGATCCATTTGTAGTAAATTTACTTACATCAATTGAATACAAACCAGCCGATCTAAGAAATCCTTCTCCCATTGTAGTGATAAATTTATCACCAACATTTAAAAGATATTCTCCATCAATTCTTTCATATTTATTTCCTTTGACATGCACATGCATATCATTTTCTACAAGAAGATGTGCATTTCCTGCGACAGTGATAACCATCCTATCATTATCATCTGGCTTTTTCTTATTAACTTTGGTTCCATTTTTAATGTTGACGTGTCTGGCGGCAGCAACATTTATATCCCTTGGAGAATACAATTCAACATCTCCATTGGCAAACATCTTAACAAATGCCCCAGTTATACCATGACGAATTGTTATACTTTCATTTCCTTCAGTTTCATTTAATTCAATCTTGTGTCCAATCGTACTTGATAAACACTTAACATGTGGATATCTTATGTCTTTACTTTCTTTAAAGTTATTAATATCTTTTAATATTTTATTAGTAAGATCATCTAATCCTGGAATATTAGCATTAAAACTCATTTTCCATCTCCTGGATGACCAACACAATCGATAATTGTAGCATATTTATCATAGGTATTAAGATATTTCTTGGCATCTTTTCTTGGAACAAATTTTAATACTGGTGCAATCTTAGCAGTTCCTCCACATGAAACATATATTTTAGGCAAAGTAGTATATCCAAATCCCTCTTTCAAAACTTTGACAGATATCAATCTACCATTAACAAATTCTGGTTGCAGTATTGGGTGTACAACTTCTGCAGTTTCAATTTCAGGGGACTCAATAATAATTTTACAATTCTCATCGTAATTAGAACCAGTATTTAAAATAATTGGCGGAGTATCAATTGATATAATTCCCAACCAGAATGGATCGCCAGCATAAACACCATACAAATTGTCAGTATCTAAATTGCCATTTGAATCCAATGGAGCTTTACTATTAGTGACTGACCCATCAAAATATGGGTATCCACCGCCACTATTTTCAACACCAGCTCCAATGATTCCACCATCTCTATCTAATAACGGAACAAGTGATCCATCTTCGCCATAATCATTATAAGTTATGAGGTTTAAATCAGGATCACTAATGTATCCACTTCCAGGATCGTTAGGATAGATACCAACAACCTGCCCATAACTATCAATAACAGGTGATAAACTTGGTGGTCTGTAGTTATCATTTGTATCACCTCTTGTGATAGAAATTCTTGGGAATGCAGGTAACTTAATTTGAGTTGCTTTAGAACAATCTAATGATCCTTTAATTACTTTCCCATCACTAGAAATAATTTTAGTATTTGATAGTGTGCTTAAGAATGAATCACTTCCATACAATCCAATTTCAAGATCTTTAGATACATTACCAAGAACATCCATTCTGTTAAAGAAACTTTCTACTTTATTATCTTCTTTCTCTCCTTCTTTAGTTGAAAACTCTCCGATGCCAAGAAAACAAGAAAGATTTCCATCACAGAACTGTGCAATATAAGATCCAATCTTCTTAATAATTGACCCGCCGTAATCTCCCTTTGCAGAGACGATAGAGATTACCGAGGTGACCGCAGATAGTGCTTGAGTTATTGCGCCGTTGATTTGAGATGCCACTGCACTCAAGATATTAGATACTAAACAAAAAGCAGAATTAAGAAGATCCTCAAGTATACCAAGCACAAGATCTAAGAAAAAATTCAACAACTTTTCTAAAATAGTTTTAAAGATACACTTAATAATTTCAAGTATAGTATCACCAACTTGATTAGTAGCCCAAATTACTTCAGGGTTCTTATTTTTACTCAAACTAAGTGCAGCAGTGACTGGTGTAATTACATATTTTTGAAACCACTTCTTGACTTCATATAAAATTAGTGCTTTAATATCACCCAATAATCCATTAGTAACTGCGGCAAATCTACTAACATAACTACCAATTAAATTAACACTTTTAATTGCATTGCCAGTTACTTTGTCTACAAATAAACTACCTACTTTATCATTCTTATCTACAAATCTGAATAAATCATTCAGTATTCTAGTAACTTCACCCTCTGGTCTAGGACCACATTTACCATTTGCAATAGCATAAATCTGCTTCTCATTTTGTTTTTGATTTTTATCATTTGCAGATTTTGAACCAGCGTTCTGCCCTCTTCCAGATGGACCGTTATTCTCAACTCCTCCTGGTTTATTATTATCTCTCAGTTCCTCTCTTCTTGGTTTAAAATTATTGTCAAACGCTTCTGTAAGTTTAACTAATCTATCTTCATATGATTGTGACTTTTCGGTAATGCCAATAGAACCCATTACCAATGGTTGCTGAGCACTTTCACCATCAAGAAAAGTTCCAATAACCCATGCACCATTTTCTAATCCATGAACAGTTCCAGCATTTCTAACAGTTGGAGCATTGTTAGGCATCATTACAGTAGCCCAAGGGAGATCCTGTGGAGGCAATTCTTTCCTGTCTCTGGAATGGTATCCAACAATTCTAACTTTAACTCTGTTAGATGCAGACACATCTTGTAATGATGCTCCAGAAATAGTTATATCACCATCACCTTCAACCTGCCCAATCCAAAACCCTCCGCCTTGAGCGCCAATCCAATAGTTAGATTCTAATGTCGTTTTACCAGTATCAATCATCGTACATCTTACACTCTAATGCTTCAGGATTTAATTCACAAAACAATTCTAATGGACTTGGATCATGACTTTCTTCGGGATGTTTTCCTTTATAATATTCTAACTGATAAAGTTCCTCTTCAACGTGCCTCCTTAATTGAGGAGAGGATGTTGGGTCATCTAAAATTTTTCTATTAGATGCAATATGAGTGCTAATGTCTTTCATTTTAAACTCCGAATGAATCTCTTACCAATGTAAGTTTTGTTTTTAATCGACCTTCACCACCTGACTTAGTGAATATGTGATCTACACCAAAGATAATATACTTCCCACTATATGTAGCATCTCTTTTTGTATCAGGATCAATCATATCAATGGTAACCAAATCACCAGCATTCAATCCAAGATTACCATATGCAGTAGCACTAACAACTTGACTAGTGAACGTACCAAATCTAGTTATTGATTGTGATACAATTTGTTCAAAAGGAGTTCTATTTTTAGTAACAAGTTTACCTGATTCTAAAAATAAATCATTATTATATACGACTGTCATTAATCTTGTTTGTGTTTTAGAAAGAACTTCATCATATATTTTTGGAAGTTTGTCATTAGACCCAAGTTTACTCCATTTAGAATAATCATCTTTGATGTTATACTTTTTTGTGATAACTTCGCAGTTTACTAAGTCAAAGAAATCAATTCGACCAGAGTAATACCCTTTTTCAAAATTGTTAAACAAATTTAATCCACTTGTTTGTTTAATGTTAGTTAATGTACTTATTTGTTCTGTTCCCCCAGTATTATTTCCAGTAACAAAAGAATATGTTACATCTTTTTTGCTAGAGAAACTATCTATCGGTAAGAAATTGTAGTTATAATAATCTTCAAAGAAAAAGTATCCAGCACTAATAAACTGACCACCTTTGTTCCCATCTTTGATTCCAATAAATTTATTTCTTGCCCAAGTCAATACTTCATACGGTTTTGCATTTGGAGCAACAAAAGATAATTTGTTAACAGAATCTTGTACCTTGATTGTCTTTTTACTTTTGAGAACTCCACCAATAATATCATTGATTAGTTTTGTTGGTGTAGTTGATTTGAAAGCAGTGGATACTCTAGTACTATAGTTATCTAAAGCATCCCCTCTACACAATTCTAATGTAAATGTTTTTTGCTTATCGAGTATCTCTTTATCATGTATTTCATACACGTATAGTATTCCATTATTAGAACCTTCAGTGAATTCGTAGGTAACTTTATTGACATTATCAGTCATGACAAGTTCTACTGGTTCCATACCATATATTCCTTGAGATAATATAGAAGTAGTATCAATAAGTTTTAAAGTAATAGTGAGATACTTACTCATCATTGTCTCAGCATATTCCAATGACGCTACAGATCCACTATCAATTTTAAGTTTCTTTCCATTGGAAAGAGTTATTGATAACTTATTAATAGTAAAATTGTTTATTAGTAATGGATTAGACATAACTATGGAGTTGGTTGTAACGTAAATAAATTAGCAGTTGGTGATCTAGAACTTCCCTCAAATAAATTTGGCATCGTTGGCACCTGTGGTGGTTGTGGAGGTATGCCTAATATTTGGTTTATCTGTGCTTCAAGTTGCTGTTTGGGTGTTCCTGTTATTGGTGGAGTTCCTGCTGTTGTTGGTCTTGCAGTATCATTATAAAATTTTTGTCTATCTTTAAACGTTTTCAAGTAAGAATCATCGGTATATTTTTGTAATCCAGTCCAAGTACTTCCTTGTAATCTACGTTTAACATCTGCAAGTTTCTTAGGATCTCCACTTTGAATTTCATCAAGAACTCCAAGATCTTTTAAATATTGAACAGCAGCAAGGTCTTGACTTCTAGGACTAAAATCTTTCAACCCTAACCTTTTAGCAATTGGTTTATATGTCGTGCTTAGAAATTGATATCTTCCTGCTGCATCAGAATTTAACTCTGAATTATACATTTCAGGATGCTTAGACATATCTGAAAATAGTTTTCCACCAACAGAAACATTATATCTCCCTCCAGATTCTGGTTTTGCAAGAACATCTAAAAACGCTTTAACATTTGGATCTTTAACGGCACTACTAGCTGATGTTGATAATCCACCACCACCACCATCGCCGCCTCCAGCGCCGCCTCCACCTCCGCCGCCACCGCCGCCGCCACCGCCGCCGCCCCCGCCGCCGCCACCAAATGCACCTCCTAATGCTTTCTTTAATGTATCAACAAAACTATCACCAGATAGTTGAAAATTAACACCAGTTAATCCAGCAGAATCTGATATTGTTTTAAAAATATTATTAATAAATCCCTTTACAAAAGGAGGCATAAACATAGCAAAAGGATTTACAATTGAATGTGCAAAAGAAAGCATTGCTCCCGCTCCAACTTTAACTGGAAGTTGTACAGCAGCAATCAATGGTTTAATTACTTTTGATAGTTCTTCATTCTTTCCAGTTTTTGACACAGGTATATTTAAAGGTTTAAGTGGTTCAGATTTCTTTTTATCAAATTTTCTACCTTCAGCAGCAGGTTGAATAGTTATTGGTGGTGGCAAAACTGGTGCTGGTGGAACATCAACTAATGGTTTAGGAGATTTTGGAGATTCTGTTTCTGGTGGAGGAAGATCTGGTGCTGGTGGAGGTTCTAATTGTGATTGATCTGAAGGTGATTTATCTGGTTTAATATCTGGTTCAGGTTCAGGTTCAATATCATTTTGATTTCCTAAAAATGGTGCCATCAAAGATAACAATACTGGCGTTAACGTTCCAATAGCTGCTGTAAAAAGACCCTGACTTAATGCATTCTTTAATGATTTTTGAAGTGAACTTTCTTTTTTATCCTTATCTTTTATTTTAGTATCTCCATCAGGAGATGATGGTTTTTCTAACTGTTGTTCTCTCTTTTTAGCAGATAATCTTTGAGTTAATGTTTTATCAATGCCTTTTTTAAATTCAAAATGTTTCTTTGTAATTTTATAGAGATCTAATAAAGCATTCTTTGTTTCAATAACATTATCCATAACCTCAGCAAGAGGAGACCCCACATGCATCTCACTGTATCGTGGTTTACTTCTCTTAATTGTCTTCCCTTTGGTTCTTTTTCTATTATCTCCAGCAGGTTTAGGTAGAGGATCATTCTTTACTTGTTCAATGAGTTCATCTAATTTTGTACCTAATTGATCTGGTACTTCAGATTGCCAATCCTCATCTTTTTCTGGAGCAACTGTTTTCTTTGGGGGTTCTTTTGGTCCTTGGACAGGAGGTTCCACTGGACCTTGCATTGGATCTGGTCCAATTGGAGTTGGATACTGTTCTTCTCCTGCTTTCTTTTGCTGCCTTTCTTCCTCTTGTTTCTTTTTGTAATCTTCAAAATCTTTTTTCTGCTTTTCAATTAAAGCATCAACAGCATCCATAATATTGTCGGAAGTTTCTTCTAACTTGTTATCAAGTTGTTCAGTAATATCATCTACAAATTTATCTTCTGGTTTATAAACAGTTGTTTTACCTGTATCTAATTTTGGTACTGTAATTGCACTTGGTTTATTATCAAGTCCATAAAATTCTTTCAATATCATTCTGATGTTAACGATGCCAGCAGTTTCCCTGCCTATCATCAAATCACTTTCAATATTATCATAATAATTTGGTAGTTCTGAAGGTGCTAACCAAGTTTCTCTGCCTGCAATAAGACGCTGTGCTTTAGCGATACCTTCATTGGTACGTGGAAACAAACCATAAGCAATAAGAATCCCAGCAGCAATCTCTCTATGAATATCCTTCTTAAATTTTTTTATTGCTTTACTTGGAATATTTGCCATTTCTTATTACTTATTAGGAGTAGTTCCCCAAGTTGAGTATATTGAACTTGGTTTATTTGGATTCGATTTTATTGGAATAGGAAAAGGAATATATTGTACTCCACCACCATTAGTTAAAATAGTATTTGTACCACCAATCGCAAATGGATCCTCAGGAGTTGGCGTTATACTACCTCCCATCATATTTAGAGCAGGAGAAACAGTCAATGGATTTGCAGGGGCATTAAGATTAGTTGGTAATTCAACTGTTCTACCAGGATCAGAAACTTTTGATGGTATCTTTTGTTTCTTTTTACCTATATCAAGCAATCCAACGTCAGGCATTGGATCTACCCCAGAAGATCCCTTTGGTCTCTTCTCAAAGTGTAAATGAATTCCAGAACTATGACCAGTGTTTCCTATTTCACCAATGCTTTCTCCATTGTATGGTTTCCCAACCGATAAATCTGGATTTATATTTTTTAAATGGGCAAAATAGTATTCAGTTCCAGAATTATCTTTAATGATAACAAGATTTCCATATCCAGCAGATGGTCCAGAGAAAGTAACTTTACCAGTTTTTTTGAACCCCACAAGAAAACCACTCTTTCCAGATGTACCTACATCAACACCATTATGATGTCTACCATGAAAAGCACTATACCCAAATTTAGTTGTAAGTCCAACGTCTTTATGAGTATTTGCCTTTAAATCAACTTCTCTAACAACACCTGTACCTGACAAATCAGCAGCAGATCCACCAGTTAAATCTCCAATAAAATTTTGTACTCCATTTGTCAATCCCTGTACACCACTTATTAATGCTTTGAGTGGAGCGGGTAATAAATTAGGCAAATCACTTAACAGATTTTTAAATCCCTCTATAATTTTATCAAATATATTTTTACCCAAATTAAATTTTGGCGTCTGTCTTATGTCTGTTGTTACTGGTACAGTTATATCACTAGAGGGTAATGTTTTTTCTAAAGAAAGTTCTGGAATTGAACTGAGTATTTTTGGATCAAGTCCAATAGAATCTGCAAACTTTCTTACGCCACTGAATATAACTTTTGCTCCAGCATTTACCAACCCAATGCCAGTTTTACCCGATAAGAAATAACCAAGTTTACTTTGAGGAACCACAAATTCTGGCTCTCCCCCCTCTCCTATCAATGCAAGTTGAGGTCCAGTTACCACACCACCTTCTGCATATTTCTGCTTCTCATCTACACCAGTGGCAACATCAGCAAGTTTACTTGCACCAAACGATCCTGCAAAACCTCCACCAATTCCACCAATGATAGCACCAATTGCAGCGCCAGGAGCGGCACCAATACCACCAAAAGCAAGTCCTATAGTTGCCCCCAGAGCGGCACCAGCAGCGGCGCCTCCCTTCGCTCCAGCAATACCACCAGCGACGCTTGCAGCGGTTCCTATGCCTGCCTGAGCGTCTGTTTGTCCTGCTCCTTTCCTTCCTCCGAATTCAAATCCAGCAAATAAAGCAGCAAGTGGACCAGATCTAGTAAAGTTTTTTGCACCTTTCATCAAATTAGATGCACCTTTACTTATTCCAGATGGCATTTGTGGCATTTTTAATCCAGAGGGTTTGGGTGCCGTTGATACTTTAGGTCCCTTTGCCATTTGAATGGACCCACCAATAACTTTTCTAACTTGATTTGCTGTGCTTGCAAGTCCCTTAATTCCTTTCCATGCTTTTTTTGGAAGTGACTTAAAGAATCTTGATGTTTGCCTAAATGGTTTAGTTAAATTTCTAGCAAATCTCTTTGATACAATTTTTGATTTCCTATATGTCCTCTGTAACTTCTTTAATCTTAATCGATTCTTTCTGCCGATACTTCTTCTGAACTTTAAAGATAATACTTTACCAAGTTTAGAAAATAAATTCCTAAAGAATCTAGAGAATAGTCCACCAATTCCTGATTTCTCTTCTTTCTCTTCTTTCTCTTTGTCAGAATAAGATTCTGCTCTAGTTCTTGATGGTTGTAACTCACCAATCTCAGTGGTTAATTCTCTAAGACGGGATTGTTCATAATCAAATATTCTTTTTGCTAAAGATAAATTAAGTAATGCAGCCTTCTTTAACTTTAAAGTTTCAGTAAATAGTGTGCCTTTTTTTATTCTCTTTTCTTTTTTAGTAGGAAGTTGTTCAGTTGGTTCTTCAACATCAACTTGTTCCGATGGAGATGCTGCCATCTGCACAACAGGATTTGCGCCATACACAGATAGTATGGCGTCATTGTAGTCATGTAATCCTAGTTGTGATGATTCCATTAAGATCTAGAGTTTTGTTTTTCTATCCTTGCCTTTTCCTCTTCCAAGAATTTTAATAGCATAGCAACATAGATTTCTCTTTCCCAAGGCATCATATTATCTAGTTCAGTTAAACTATATTTGTGATGTTGCATCAAACCAAAGTTAGTTCTATAATAATTCTCTAGAGAATTATGGAAGAGGGCTATCCGAAAAAATTTGATAGACCCTCAATAGTATAATCACTTTGTACTTTAGTTACAGGATTTTTAATCTTAATTGTATGCTTCAATGAAGGCATTGATTCAAAAAACTTTTGAATATTTGAGAATTGCTTATTGTTCATTGATTCAACAAATGAAATAAATTCATCTTCAGTAGTCGTAGAACTATCCCAAACATCATCTTCATTATAAATTTTAGCAATTGATTTTGCAACTAATTTAAATGTGTTATCTGGATTCTGTGCATCCTCTAAGAGAGCAAATGAATCTAGATTAGGATATTTCATTTCAACCCACAAATCATCAGAGATTTTAATTTGATTCTCATGTCCTTCTGGGAAATAAACTTGAATATCATCAATGTTAATTGACACTAAAACTTCAGTTTCATTATCATCTGGACATTTTAAAAGCAATTCAATTTTTTCCCCAACAGATTTACCTCTAATGTTTAAAAATAGATATTCAATATCAAAGGTTGCAAGCAAATCAATATCAATTCCCTTTGTCTGCACACAAGCAGAAATAATATCTTTCATTGAATTTGCAATCTGCACTTCATCTTCAGATTCAAGTGCTAAGAGAAGAATCTTCTCTTCTTTAACTAAGAATGGACGGTACTTAATTTTCTTTTTAGTTGAAGGAATAACCAATTCATAAGTAGGGTTATTCAAAGTTGGCAATGCCATAGTTTATCTCCAAAAATACAATTCTTATACTTTATCTAGGTACTCAAAATAAAAGGATACTTGAACTCTTACTGGTTGATTTGGTCCATTAGAAAATGAAATATTATTCATGCTATATGGAAATACTTTATGTGCTACCAATTGATTCATCACCACATGAGTATTCCTAGATGTAGCATTACCAAGAGGATCAAAGAATGATTGAACATTTATATCCCTTCTACTTGGTTCTAACTTTTGTATTACAACATCTGCACAGTAATCATCATAGTATCTCATCAAAGAGTATGATTTAATATCATACCCTGGAATACCTTGCTTATTAAAAATAAAATCAGACCATCTTTGAAATACATTATACGTTGTATGTGAATAATCTAATAAGAAAGTTAAATTCAATTCATTAAATATTTTAGTATGTGCATTACGAATATTGATTCCAGGTTGTAATCCTTTCACGTCTCCAGTTGCAAAACTAAATCCTGGTATGTTACATTCATCACAAAGGTAACTAAGTTTTGTTGCTGCTTTGTTAGCACTAGATTCAAGTTCAAATAAAGATGGATCTGATATATTCTGTAACCCCAATGCAGTACCAAGTGCTGCGTTCATATTAGTAAATGAAACATGATACTTATTAGATGTGGCTAATCCATAATTACCTACAACATTTGATAGTATTGTACTAATTTTCATCTAAATAAGTTGGGGAAGTTATTAATATTTATCGTATATATAATGGCATATTCTGGAAAATTTAGACCATCCTTTCCTAAGAAGTACAAAGGTGATCCCACCAATATAATCTATCGCAGTTTGTGGGAATTAAAATTTATGAAGTACTGTGATTTGAATGAGAATATTCTACAGTGGGCATCAGAAGAAATAATTATACCATACGTATCCCCTGTTGATGGCAGATATCATAGGTACTTTCCAGATTTTTATGTCAGAGCAACATCCAACTCTGGAATAAAAAATTATATCATTGAGATAAAACCATTGAGGCAAGTTGAAGAACCTAAGGTTCAAAAGAAAAAAACTAAAAAGTATATTAATGAGGTAGTAACCTACGCAGTCAATCAAGCTAAATGGGATGCTGCTAAAAATTATTGTGCAGATAGAAAATGGGAATTTAAGGTACTAACAGAAAAGGATCTAAAGTTATGAGCGTATTAGATCAAATTAAAAAAGAAAACGCATCAAATAGAAACGAGCAAAGAAAAATTGCATTCAATTATTTGTTTAACAACGCTGTTGAACATAGCGGCATTGAGATCGGTAAGTTCTATTTGTTTGAATACAAACCAAAGTATCTTAAACAGTTAAGACATTGGGATAGGTATCCCTATGTACTAGTTCTTGAAAAATATACTGATGGAATTCTTGGAGCAAATTTACACTACACAACTCAAAAAAATAGAATATTGCTTGCTCAATCATATCTAAATAAAAATATAAAGATAAAGGATTATCTTCTTCATAGATATATACCAGAAAAAGCTGACAATATATTTTTTCAGGTTGAAGATAAAGACATTGTTGATTTTGCTGCTTTGACTATAGAGCAATTTTATGATTCTAATAATAGATTTATGAGTTCAATTAAAATACAAAAGGTCTAATGACATCATCGTTTAACCCAGCTGCATTTAAACCTAATGTAGAGTTCGCTCTTCCTCCAACAACCCCAGGTGGATCGGCTACTGGTGTCGGTGGGGAACGTACAATAGGAAATCCCAGTGGTACAGTGCCACCGCCCCCACAAGCAAAAAATAATAGTGATGGGAATAGTCAAGCAGAAGCAGAAAAAATAAAATTTAAAAATAGACAAAAATCATTATCTGCAATAGTATCTGGAAATTTAAAGTATCCATTAAACTCTCCAAATAATTTTTACTTACAATTTGCAATCTATAATTACAAATCGGCTCAAGCATTAGCAGTTAATGATATAAGACAAGGATTAATAAAAGGTGCTAGTGGATTAGAAGGATTATTTGGAAGTGGATTAAATAATTTAATTTCTAGTGATTCAGGTGAAACAGGATTATCGGGACCATCAGGTACAGATCCAGCAGCAAACTCTTCAATTGGGTCTATATTTTTATATTTGCCACCAAAATTAGAATACAATTATGGTGCTACTTGGAACAAAGTATCCTTTGGTGCCTTGGGAAATGCTATAGGTCAAGGTGGTGCTGATATTGCTGCTGCAATATCAACTGCAGCAAGTACTGTTACTAGTAGTGCAGTAGGTCAAGTTCTCGAAAAAGCAGGATCAATTCCTAAATCAGAAGGTATATCATTAGATTCCCTACTTGGTGGTTCTCTTGGAATAACTTTCAATGATAATACTTTACAGACATTTGATCGTATGAATACACGATCATTTAATTTTGATTATATAATGTTAGCAAGAAATCGTGGAGAAGAAAGTGAAATCAAAAATATTATTAAAAAATTTAAATTAGCAATGCATCCTGGTGCTAGAAGATCTGGAAACAATGTCAGTTTATTTCTTGACTATCCTTACGTTTTTAGAATCCTTCCCCATGGTGGTAATAATTTAAAAGATTACTTACCTGTTACTAAATACTGTGCTCTAACTAGAATGTCTGTTGATTACACTCCTAACAATTCATTCAATCCAACCCCAGGATCATTTGTACATACGGTTAGAATTAGTTTAAATTTTGAAGAGTTAACTTCATTAACGCAAGAAGATATTTTATCAGACGAGTACTAAAATGTATTTTTCAAAGTTACCAGAAATTATATATCTAAAGTATAATAAAAATCCATTTGATGGAGAGTATATATTAATTAAAAATATATTCTCTAGGATTAAACTGATTGATTCGATCAAACCATCTGCAACATTATTTGAAGATTACTTTGTTAAGGACTGGGAAAGACCAGATACAATTGCTATGGAAAAGTATCAAGATCCCAAGTATGATTGGGTAATTATACTTTTAAATAACATAGTTAATTTATATTCAGATTGGCCAATGTCTGATGCGGTATTTCAACAATACTTAAGTAAAAAATATCAAAACTTTAGTGATGTTCATCACTATGAGACATTAGCAATCTCATATAAAAATAATATTATTATGCCTGAAGGTGTAATTGTTGAAGAATCATTTCGATTTAAACTACCTACTGGAGAATTATTATCTAAATCACAATCTAGAATTAGTGTCCCTAACTATGAATACGAATCAAAACTCAATGAGAAAAAAAGAAATATTGTATTACTGAGACCAGAATTCCTTGGAGAGTTTGAAGAAATATTCCAAAAAATAATTCAATATACTCCAAGCACAGAATACATTACTAGAACTTTAAAATCTTCAGAGTAATAAAAAAGGGGAGCAATGCTCCCCAAATGATTTAGAAATCTTCATCAGCAAGTCGATTGAAGTAACTGAAGTTATCTTCATCGTCAGAACTAGATGCACTAGAAGAAAGATTAGGAAGATCAGCGGCAGAGCGTCCCATTTCTTCTTCCATAAATTCGGTTTCATAGGTTTCCCTATCTACACGAGGAGTTCCTTTCTTACCAAGAACAATATCAAAACGGTTCTGAAGTTCATCATAACTCTTGAACTGGTCTGCAGCGGTGAACTCATTCAAATCATACAGTTGATTGTAGATCTTTTCCAGTTTCTCATCACTAAAGTTACCAAGAGTAGCAGGACGAGCAAATTCAGATTTATCATAGTTCCAATATCCAGCAACCTTAGTAATCTTCAATTTAAAATCAGCACCTTCCCAGAAATTAAAGGGATCAATTGCTTCTTCATCTGCAAAGGAAGGTTTCATTGCTTCGCAGATCTTATCATGGATCTTTTTGCCATACTTGTAGATGAAGATCTTACCTTCGTTATCAGGATTTGCAGGATCAGAAATTACATAGATGTTGCTGTAGTAAGATAGTTTACGCTTTTGCTTACGAGCAATTTCTTTATCAGAATCAAGACCACTATTCCACAGTTGGCGATTCATTTCTCCAACAGGGTCTTGCTTACCTATTGTAGTCAAAGAGTTTTCAATGTACCAACCACCAGGACCTTGGAATGCATGAGACCAAACCTGTGCCCAAGGAAGATCTTCAGGGCTCCTAGAAGGAAGGAATCGAATAACTGCATATCCGTTTCCAGATTTATCCATCTGGGGTTTCCAGATGCGTTCATCAATGTAACTGCCACCTTCGTTGAGTTTATCTACTTCCTTAGTAAGTTTGTCAAGAAGGGAACCTTGCTTTTTAAGTGTTGCGAAAGACATGTGTTTGTATTCTCCGTATTAAATGTGTAGTGTTGTATTGACTGTATTATCATAGCAGAAAGGTGAGGACCTGTCAAGTGTCGGTCCCTTTATTTAGGGGATCATAATCCAAAGAATCTCTCATCATTTGAAGTGATTGTTTTGCATTTTTAAATACTTCAGACCCAATGATATGAGTAGGAATACCCATTTGTTTTGCAGCAATTCTAAACTGTTCTTTAAATTCAACTGCATCTTCCTGATCTGAAAGTGCAACTCTTGTGTATAAAATTTCCTGCTTATCAATTAAGTGATCAAGATCATCCACTATCTTTTCCCTTTCTTCTCTAGACATAAAAGGAAACCTATACATCTTTGCACTCAACTCTTGATAGAGTTTTTGCATATATAACATTTCTCTTTGTACTATTTCGGATGAAAAGAAACTCATTAGATTACTTGTGTTACTATCGTTGACAATGATTTCATATTAAAATTCAAGAAGGGATCGTATTTTTTAATCAATAAAGAAATCTCATTCCAAATACAATCATCTTTCAATATGATGTCATATCTATTTACAAAGTTAGTTAATCTATTAAGAATAACTAGTGTTTCAAGCATTAAATGTCTACCCATAAACATTTTTATTATTAATGAATGTTGATTTTTTTTACATTTAAATGCTTCATTGATGTTAGGAACCTCCAATAGAATCTTTTCAAGATCATTTTTAAACAAATAAGAAATACTCTGCATCTTTTTTTGCCATTCCACATAGTTGGTGTCTGACATAGAACCAATCCATAAATTAGAATTGGCAATGAAGTTAGATACAAAGTATTCCTTTACACAATTTGTGTTGTATTTGCTAGAAATCTTTTCAAAAAAATACCGATCATTCCTTTGTAAAAATTTTTCTACAGAAACTTTGGTTTTACCAGCAAATTCAAAGTAATTGTATCTACTAGAACTGAAGTGTAATTTAATTGCAGTATACACTTGATATGTATCAAATGCTTTCATAATTTAAAAAGGCAAAATGCCTCTTGTGGTTTTTTTAATGTAATTAAGTTTTAATGCTTCTGCTTTGATCTTTTCTTTTAGTGTTGGTCCAATAAGTTTGGCAACAGATTCTATTTCTATATCTTTATTTTCACAGAAGTGTACAACAGCATCAATATAATTCATTGATTTATTACTGTTCATCACAATAGTTTCGATTGTCATCGAAAACTTATTCTTATCCATAAAGTTATCATCAAGTAGTTTGTCTATATCTGTCATTCCCTTCTCTGTACTCTTTAATATAATCTATCAAAAGAGGCACATAGTCAGATGGATTTTTAATAAAAATTTGTGTTTCTCCACTCTGACAAGCAATGATGGTGACAATCTGATCGACCTTAATTCCAGACCGTTCCTCATACATTTTAGCATACCCTGTCTCTTGAACAAAGTAATTCTCAATCCATTCTTCTTTCTTTTCTTTAATTGATGATTTGAAATCAATTACCGAAAGTTTGCCATCAAACTCTCCAATGCAATCAACTCTACCAGCAATTTGAAATTCATCACTATAAAGAGGTGCCTCTTGAAAATGAATATTATTAATCATATTTAAAATAGGTTTTGCCTGAATAAACAAAACCTTTGCCATGTATTTATCTTTATATTTTTCTATATTAAAATTATTATTAAGATAATCTTCTGCCATACTATGGAAAGAAGTTCCTATAGAAGCTGCTTGGGTTGAAATTTTATTTGCTTCTTGTTCACCTACTCGTTGTCTCCATTCTTTAATGGTGTGACGCTTTCGATATGAAGTAATTGTAGAAATAGATGGATAAAATTTATCCTCACCTACAGGATAGACCCTTTCCCCCTCAATGGTTTTAGCAACCATTTCGTTAAGGGCAAAAGAAAGTTTTACATGATTAAAGTTCATCAAGTCCTAAATGCAATTTACTAAGAAGATAACTCTTGATCAGACCAGAACGTACAATATCCTCAATTCCAAATTCTACACTGGCAAATTCTTCCATGAGTTGAAGGATTCTCATAAAGTCAAGGATACCGTTTTTTTCATTGGTCTTGATAAGATCAGTTTGTTTAACATCGCCACAGAAAATAATTTTAGTATCAGTACCTACACGGGTAATAATAGAATCTAATTCGTGGAAATTGAGGTTTTGGCATTCATCAACTAATATGATTGCATTGTCAAGAGTAGTTCCACGAAGGAACGAAGTGCTCCAGAAGGAGATTGTATTTTGTGCCTTAAGATTATCATACAGCATGTCAAATGCTGGATCGTCAGGCATCTTGAACATGTATTTTACCATGTTCTTATATGGGATTTGATAAAGATTTGATTTATCTTCATGATCCCCTGGAAGAAATCCAATTTCTCTTGTTGGTACAAGAGAACGAACAATATAAAGTTTATCGTAAGGAGAATTACCAGAAAGAATTTCTTTTAATGCAAGATAAATTGCTACGAATGACTTACCAGTACCAGCACAACCATAGAGGAAAAGGTTTTTACCTTCATTATATTGTTCAAATGTTTTTTCTTGATTATCAGTTAAAGGTTCAATATCTTTTAAGTGTTCAATATTGATTGGTTTTTTCCTTCTCATTTGTTTTGGAGTGTTATTTACAAAATCGAAACTGGTGTCTTTTCTTCTTCTTGCCATATAAGTTTAAGTTTCTATAGTAGATCCGTAGTTTGCTTTTTTGATACTTTTTAAAACATCTTTCCAACCATCAGGACGTTTATCCCTGATACCTGCATCTCCCACAACTCCAGGAAATTTATTATGAAATTGTTGTAGGTTTGGATGATCTTGTTTATATTTATCAAGATCATGTATACTCATAAAGATCTCAAACTCTTCACCTGTTTCGATATTTCTAAAATTATACGTTGGCATTTACCACTCCAATGCTTCTGATACTGTTGGAAACTGTTCTTTAAATATTTCACGACACTGCTCAGCGATGACCATATGTTCTTTCTGAGTGCCGTGTGCTGAGCGTAGATTGATATAATGTATCCATGACCTACACGAGCCTGTCATATAGATTCTTGTTGGAGTTGCCAACGGAAGCACAAACCTTGCACATTCCTTTGCTACTCCCTGATTCAGAAGACGATTATAAAGTTGTTGTGCTTTAGCAAAGTGTTCTTGAATTTCAGTTTCAAGAACAAGTTTCAGA